CGCCAAGAAATCGGAACCGCAGACCCACTCCCCGTGGAACAACCTGCGGTTTCCGACCTTTCAATCACCAGCAGCCACGTAGAGCCGTTGGCGGGAGGTGGAACATGAGAAGATGATCCCACCGCGTGGAAAGAGCGCCCCATCGTCTAGTAGCTAGGACACCCTGTTTGCACCAGGGTAAGACCGGGGCAGAACCGGTTGGGGCGATCAACCTCGCAAACAGAATCTAGCACAAGGGATTCCCTTTGGGTATCCCTTTTTTGCATTCAGCAAACACAATCCGGATTGCAAGCATTATGTGATTTCCCGCCCGCTGGCCCGAATGGTCAAGCTGGTCGCGGCGCCGGCCAAGGTGCTGATAAACCCGCCCGACTCCAAAACCTGGCCCACCAATTCCGGGCAAAGGTAGGTCTCGCCTGGGACGATGTTCTTTGCACTTAACACCAGATTGGCAGCCCCAGCCGAACCGCCGGACGCCACAAGATTAACCGCAAGCGTTACATTGGCTGCGCTGGTATTTGTCACGGTGAACTTGTCAATAATGGTGCGGCACCCCGTCGCGGTGTATTGCGTGGTTTGCGTATTCTCGGCCTGCTTTGCCGGAATGATGTTCTTAACGGTCACGGCCATGGGTCAAGCTCCGATGTTGTTGGAAACGGTCAGAATGACCGATGGGATGCCAGGGTGCGGCGCGGCGGCTGGGAATGCCGCAATCTGGCATGAGGTATCATCAACCGCCCACATCAGCTCAAAATAGTCGCCAGCCTTCATGCGTGTTAAGAAATTCCAAGCCGTAATCAATTCAGCATTGTTGCCCTGTATCCGCACTCGCCCGGCAGAATTGGCAATGTCAACGCCGTTCACCCTAATCCAGAAATCGAAAATCCCGACGCCGCCGGTTGTCTTGTCAAGCTGCGCCGAAAACTGGAAATTATAGACGCCCGGCTCGTCCACAAGAATGCGCGATGTCGGGCTGCCAAGATAGACGCCTTCGCTCAGGTCAGTCGTGTCAAACGTGACCGCATAGGCTGTATTGATCACCGCTGCCGTTTGGGTTGTGGTGTCATAAAAGGAACTAAACCGCGTCCGCTTGGGCGGCGTGATCGGCGGCGCCACGTCATCGGATAACGCCACCGGCAAGCGCGGCGGCGCATAGGCCAGCAATTCCAGGCTATCGGCAATGCGGCCAAGCGCGTCATTGGCTTGCGTAGCCTTGGCGTCCGCCGTGCCCGCGTCAAGCGATGCTTCCTGAATGGCAAGCGTCAAAGCGGCAATTTCTGCCGGCGTCAGGTCCGTCGCTTGCGCGAATAGCGCCTCCATCTTCCGGATACTGTCATCATCCGGCAGGAAGGCCGCAAGCTGCACGCGGTTAAGGCGAATGCGCGTCATACCGCAAGCGGCTCCAGGCTTGCTTCTAGCCGCGCCACGGGCAAGCGCGCGTCACTGGTGCCCTGAAAGCGCTGAATGCGCCAATTCCGCATCATGCCCTGTTGATGCCATACAGCGCGCTTATTCAAGGCGCCAAAGCCATTCAGGGACAAGCGCCGGTCTTGGCTCCAATTCTGCCCGTCAACGCTATAGGAAGTGGTCACAACCGGATCAACGCCGAACACGGCATAGCCGGGCAAGCAAACAAGCTCCAGGCTATGCACCACCGCTCCCCGGCTTTCGTTGTAAAGGATCGCGGTTTGAAACTGCCACCGAACCTTGGCGCCGTAATGATCGGCGCGGTCTGTGGTAAGGTATCCGTAGCCATTACTGCTAGGATCACCGCAAAGCCATTTGTCATAGCACCACACGAAGTTGCGCGCCCGGTATTGGGCCAAGCCTTCCACCGAAGATGTCAGGATGAACCATGCCGGCTGTTGCAGCGCTTCCGTAGCCGCCGCGTCAAATGCAAGCGTCTGATCTGGAAGATGAACGTAAAGGTATTGATGCGCGCGGTCATTCCTCGCTTCAAGCAAAACCTCCGCAAGTTGTGTTTCTGAATATCCGGCAAGAACGCGGTCAATTTCTGCCGTGCTGATCTTCCGCGCGACTGAATTGGTGCCCAGGTAAATGCCAGGCGCCTCATTCCGGCCTGAACCAAGGAAGGCAATGGTTTCCTGAAACACGCAACACGCACGGGTGCCGACGCAACCTTTCTGAATTTGCGCGCTTTCAATGCGCGCGAAGGGAAAATTATCGCCCCCCACGTTGTCGAACACCTCGATCGTGTGGCGGTTTAAGGCATAGACTTCGTTTCGCAGTTTCAGCAGCGCCACAACTGGATCTGGATCAGCCTCGGCGCTTCCATATTTCAGGGGATCAACCGCAAATGGATTGCCCAATTCCGTCACCACCAGAAATTCTCCGTCCGTGGTCATGAAATAGCCGTCCACCCAAACGACGTCCAAAACCGTGCCAATATCGGTATCCGTCACCTGTTGAAGCGCGGCTCCATTGTAGAGATACAGGCGCCCGGCTGATGCAATGGCCAGATAGTCAAAGGAATAATCAAAGGTTGCCAGCTTGGCACTTATGCCCACCTCGCCAATATCGGTCAGAGTGCCATCGGCGGCAATCCGCACCAGCCGGGAACCCATGACGCGATAGCACTGCCCGCGCCACTCAATCCCGGCACGATCCACGCCCGGCCCCGTGCCTTGACTGATAAGCCCCTCAGCCGGACGCAAATAGACATTGGAAATCCCCTGCGGCATGGGCACCGGCACCATATTGACCGGGTAAGCCGTCCGGAAATCCGGGCTGCTATCTGTATAAACGCCGGTCAGAATCGGAATTTGCACTCAAACCCCACCTTCGCCGGGCTGAATGTGCAGCGTAGTGCCGGCGGCGCTGATATGCGCCACATTGCCTTCGCCTTCGCCCTTTGAGACGACAATTTCAGAACCAGACCGCAATGGCGTATCGGCGGTTGTCGCAGTTTGCGTGCCAATGCCAATCCGCACATGGCAGATATTGGCGCCACTGTTCACAAGGCGCACGCTTTTGGCCTTTGGGTCAACGGTCACTTCTGCCGATGCAGCGCCAGGCGTCACCACCTGATTAGCGCCACGAGCAGGGTAGAATGGTGCGCGAATGGTCATGTCTTATTCCTTACGCCTTCATGATGATCCAATTAGAACCGTCGCTTACAAGCTCGGCCCAATTCCCCGCCGTGCCCGATACGATAGCCGTGCCCGCCGCACCGCCCGCAAGCGGAACCACGTTTGACGAAGCGCTGTTGATGGCAAAGGCTTGAATGGTTTTCATGACCACCACGCGGCCCGGGTAACTGGCAGGTGCCGGCAATGTCACCACGCAAGCGGCGGCAGGCTTGTTATTGATGATGTAATCTTCCGCATCGCCAAGCGTGAAATCTGCCGTCTTGGTGACAGGCGCGGCGCGGCGCAAGCCGGTAATAGTCGGCGCGGTGCCAAACACTGCAACGCCGCTGCCCGTTTCATCGGTAAGCGCAGCCGCCAAATTGGCGCTCGAAGGCGTGGCAAGGAAAGTCGCCACAAGCGCCGCAAGGCCACTCACGCCCGTTGCAATCGGCAAGCCCGTGCAATTGGTCAAGACGCCGCTTGCCGGCGTTCCAAGGGAAGGCGTAGTCATTACCGGCGCGGTCAGGGTCTTATTGGTGAGCGTGTCGGTTGTCGCGCGCCCCACAAGCGTATCCGTCGAAGTTGGAAACGTCAGCGTGCCCGTGTTGCTGATCGTGCTGATAACCGGCGCCGTCAAGGTCTTATTGGTCAGAGTTTGGGCGCCCGTGGTCGTCGCCACCGGGATGCCACCAGCCTGCACCACGCCCGTTCCCTTGGCCACAAGGTTCAGGCTAATGTTTGTGTCAGCGCCCGTTGCGCTCAGGCTTGGCGCCCCGCCCGCCGCCGCATTGGTAAGCGTGATCTCATTCACCGCTGCCGCCGTGGCGGAAACGCGCAAAAGCTCGTTGCCATTCACGTCATTAATCGCGGTGGAAAGCGTCAGGCTGCCAAAGTTGGAGCCGGTATTACTTGAAAGCGTGTACCAAGTGGATTGCAGGTAATTGAACCGGATCGTGAAAAAACTTCCGACACCAAGCGCCCCAGGCACACCAAGCAGCGTGCCGCCATTGCCGTTCACCGTCAGCGCCGCAATGCTTTGGGAAGAAACGACAAGGATTTCTTGCCCGTCAAAGCATGACGCCACCGGCGGCAAGGTAATGGTGCCAGCCGCAAAAGCGCCAGTCGGGTTGATAATCAAAAACAGGCTTTGCGTTTGTGCGCCAAGCTGTAGGTTGAACCCACTCGAAGTTGGTGCGCTGATCTGCGTGGTGTAATCAGGATCGGCAAAATAAGATTCAAAGAACGCCAATAGCGTCGAAAGGCTGGCGCGGCGCGTGTCGCCTTCGCCGGGGGCATAGACCAAGATGTTATCGCCTGCGCTTAGGCTGTTGATCGCAGATAGTTGGTTGATCGTGGGCATGGCGTTCCGTTCCTACGGTTCAAGCGGGCCATCAGGCCCCACCAAGACAGGATCAACCGGCCCCGGCATGAATGGATTGTCAGATACCCAAGGCCGGTTGCCTGAGCCCGCCGGCAGAGTTTTGGGGAATTGCATTTCAGAAGGCATGGCAGCCCGCGCCAGCAACGCCTCATAGGCTTGCCGGGCAGAGGTTTTCACCTCCACCGCCACCGCCTTGCCATAAGATGGGGCAAGCCTCAGTGCCAAATTGGAAACAATAGCTTCAACCGCTCTATCTGGAATACTCGTTTCTTCATCAAGGCCGCTATCGTCTGGATTGCGCGGCAACGGATAGGCAATGCGGATGCCCTTGCTATTCCAAGTCGCCAGCATGGAATCCATCCGGCGCAGCGCCGATTGCATCTGGGCCGGCGTCAGGTCAAAGGTATAGGCCGCAAGGCCCACCTCTTCAAACGCGGCTTCGATAAGCTGGCGCTTGGTGTAGCTCATTCCGATGGCACCACCTTGGATTCAATCTCGGCCATCAGGCGCTTGTCTGACCACCGGCCATCCACCTTGATGCCAAGCTCTTCCGCTTTCTGTTCCAATTCGGCGCGCATCACGGGCGCATCATCGGCAGGCACGGGCGCGGCTTCGGGCGGCGCCATTGCGGCGGTAAGGCTTTCATGCCAGCCATCGGCCAAGGCAGCCTCTAGCGCCTCTTCCGTGTCAACGCCGCGATAATCATAGGTAAAACCAGGCGGGCCAAAATGCGCGCCAGGCACACGGTAAAGAGTAGTTGGAAGAAATCTCATTTTGCACCTTTCGGGGCTTTGCCAGGCTTTCCGGCTTTCATCGCCGCCGTTCGGGCGGTATTCAAAGAAATGGCCACCGCCTGCTTTTGCGGCTTGCCAGCCTTCATTTCCTTGCGGATATTGCTGGAAATGGAAGCCTTGGAATAGCCTTTCTTCAACGGCATAGGAAAGCCTCCTGCAAGGGGTTAGGGCGGGCCGTTAAGCCCGCCCCAGTCATTATGCAATGCGATAGCTGACGAAGGTATCAGCCGCCGTCTTGCGGGTCCGCCAGCGCGCGGCAGAACCGGAAGTCGCCGCAGTAGCAGCCGCCCCGACAATCGTGTGACCGGAAGCGCCCGCCGTCACGGTAAGCGCGAAAGCCGCAAGCGTGATCAACGACCAATCGAACGATTCGTTGATTTCAATGCCGGTCGACAAGTCCATCGCGGCGCCGGTCGGAAGCTGAATGCTGCGGCCAGTTGTCGGGGTGGCAGTCACCAGCCCGGTCAGCAGATTTGCAGCCGTAAATACCATGGAACCGCCATCGGCAATCACGGCAGGCGTCACCTGCACCTGAACATTCAGCCGGGTTAGCTGAACGACCGGATCAGTGCCCACCTCATAAAGAGCAGTAACGCCACCGGAAGCTTCCACGATGATCGTGGCGCCGGAAGCATACGGGCCAAACACGGTTTGGCTGTTATTCACCGTGCCAATAAGCGTCACTTGGTCCGGGTAATTCGGGAAGCCAATCTTGCGATAGACTTGCGCCGAACCCGCGCAGAACACGGCGATGCTTTCACCCGCCGGGATAGTAACGTCGCCAGAATTGCCCTGCGGCAGAACGAAACTTGACATGCTCTTGATCTCCTTCTGCTTCTATCAGGTCTGGGAAAACATGATGATGCCGCTCATTTGCGGCTGCTTGTTCACCACGCCATAAAGAGTATCAAGGCGATACTTGGTCTTTTGCGTGTTGATGTCATATTGCTTGGACATGACCAATTCGATGCCCTGGTCAGTTGCAGCCCGCATGACAGCGGCGCCGGCATCGCTCGGGATCGCCAAACGGCCCGGCAGGATTTCCAAGCTATCCTTGTGCCAGAAGGGGTTCATGAAGTTGGTCACGGTATTTAGGAACACAATGGCGGCAGTGGTTGAAGTGGTGACAGCCGTGCAGTTCTGATACTGCACTTCTGCATCCGTGCCGCCCTGCGCCGTGATAAGCGGCGGCGAAATCACCAGCGTCGTCGCGCTTGGCACGCTGATCACGCGGAAGGTTTTAAGAACCCCAGTGCTTTGCTTGGTGATGTGATGCACCGCCTCAATACCCGCAATGGTGAAGGCATCGCCCCCCGCCACGCCTGTCGTGCTGGAAATCGTGACAGTCTGAAAGCGGTTGTCAACATTGCTCGTTTCGCCAGTCGCCGCAACGGCAGTAGCCTTTGGCACATAGAATTGCGCGCCCGCCACGGTCGTGTTGATCTGCAAGCCCGCGCCACCAGCCGCCGCAGTCTTGCGAAGGGCATAATCGAGCTTGTAGGTATCAAAGCTGGCCACCGTCCCAACAAGCGCGCGGCGCAGGGCGTTATCGCTGGTTTGATTGCCGAAGGAACGGGTCACGGCCTGAAGGTTGCTCGCCATGCCGTTATAATCGCGTGTGGAAAGCGCCAGATAGCGGTCCTCCATCATCACGCCTTGCTCGTTCATAATGGCTTCGCACTGCGCCACGTCATCAAAGCCGGACGCGGCAACCGTGCGCTTCACAAACAACGTGCCTTGCAGCGCCGCCACGTTCATGATCGCCACGTTGATGTCCGACGCCAGCTTTTGCTTGGCCGCATCGCCCAGGCGTTGCTCCTGCAAGGCATCGCGCAATTCGGTGCCGGTCATCACCCATGGCACGGAGCGCTGAAAGCCAATCGGCGCCGGGACGGTCAATTGCGTGTAATCGTCGAAGTTGGCGGTCATATCGGTGCCAGCGTAGCTCGTCGCGATGTACGGCTGCGGGCGCCAGATGATGTTGTTTGTGCGCTCCATCATCACCTGATCGGTGTTGTAGATCGCCACATTTCGGGAAAGAACAAGCGCGTCCTGAAAGCCCTCAAGGATATTCTCGAAGGCAATGCGCTCTTCTTTGCTAAAACTGTTTGCCATGTTTCATAGCCTCATGATTGAGAGATGGGGATTGTTGCCATGTCTCACCCATAAGGCCGGGCGGCTGCCGTTCTATGCCCTCTGCGAATTACGGCTCGCGACACCTAGGCGCTGACAATCTACGCCAGCGCCCGGCTTGGCGTCAATTACTTTTTTGCCGCCTTCTGGCGCTTATAGGCAATCACCTTAGTCATATCGCCAGTCTTGGCGGCTTCATCGCGCAGCCTTTCCAGGGTGCTATCCACGGCGCCGGATACGGGAACGCCGCCGGTTGACCGGATTTGCTTCTCGGGCGCGGGTGGCGCCTTGCGGGGGGTGACTTTCAATTGTGCCTCCAATTTGGCTACGGCGAAGGTGAATTTGACGGGATCGGTAATGGCAGCCAATTCCTTGGCCTTGGCCGGGCTTCTACCCATGGCGTAAATCAACAAGGCAGGATTTTCGGCGCCTGCCACGATGATGCTTTGCTGCGGCACGCTAAACGTGGATTGCGCCACCGCTTCGGCTTCTTCATAATCCGGCACCCGCAATTCAGCCTTGGCCCTGCCGTAGCCTTCCAGCTTGGCTTGCCAGGCTTTTTGTTGCTCCTGTTCCGTTTGAAGCTGGCGCGTGATTTCAGCATCGGCATTGCGCTTGCGTTCATACCAAGCTGTAATTTCGCGCTCATACGCCTCGGTATCGTAATCGTGATCTTCAAGCGTCGGCTTCTTGCCGGGATCGGTTGCGGGCGGCGGGGTTGCTTCCTTTGCCGCCAGCTTGTCGCGCAATTCCTTGATTTCACGCTCGCGCTCGCGGTTGACGCGGCGCAATTCCCGCACCCATTCAGGGGCTGCCTCGGGCGGCTCGGGGGCGGGTTCATCGCCAATGGTGACGATTACCTCCTCCGGATCAGAGGCTGGCGTTTCGGGATCGGGCGCATCAAGCGGTGCAACCTGCGCCTCAATCTCAAGGTCAGGCTCTTGCGTCTGTGTTTCGCTCATTTTGGATTCCTGTCTCACCCTTCACCGGCAGGGCGGATGCCGTTATTTCTTCTTTCGCGCGGCGCGCATGTTATCCACAAGGTTTGGATACGGGCGCCCGGCTTCCTTTGCCATGGCCTTTGCCGCCGCCTTTTGCTTGGGCGCCAGCTTCTTGTCGCCCTTGGTGGGGTCTTTGGTTTTCCATACGGGCTTTTTCATTTTGCCTTGTTCCTATTGCTTATGGCCTTCGCCTTTGCCTTGGCGTCGGCTTTGCTTGATGCACCCCAGGCTTGCAGGGATTTCAGAAGGCGCGTGGGCTTGCCTTCCGCGTCACGCTCCGGGCCGGGCATGTTTCCCATGCGCGCCAGAAAGGAAGCCCGGCGCGGGTTATCGCCAGCCTTCACGGGCGGCTTTAGGTCCGAACCGGGATTTGCCTTCTCATAGGATCGGCGCCCGGCTTCATTCAGGCCGCCTTTCGCGTTCTTCCCGGCCTTCCGGGCCCAAGCTGGCGATTTCATGCTTTGCCTTTCAATGAAAAACAATCTCTTCGCCATCATCTATCAGCAGTTGCATTGCCGCCATGACAGCGGCCATTTCTTCGCGTTCCTGGGCTTCCTGCCGGCGCTGTAGCTTGCGCCTGGCAGCCTGCAATTCGCCCCGGACCATATCGGCCACGAACTCAGGCGTTGCGCTCACCGGCGGGGCGATAGGCTCCATGGCCATGCGCTCGCCTTCAAGCTCCACCTCTGCCACCGGGGCAGCGCGGCGCGGGCGCGGGACGGGCTGCGCTTCCTCTTGCGGATCGGGCAAGGTGACGCTGGCAAGGTATCGCGCGGCGTCCTCTGCCCGGTCAAAGACCTTGCCGTCTACCATATAAACGGCGCGCTTGCGGCCTCGCGGCGCGTTGCCAGGACCGCCGCCGCCGATAATCTGTGGCGGCGGCGGTGGTGCCCCTTGCGATTGAAGAAGCGTCAGCAGCGTCACGGTTTAGGCCGATTGCAGCCTTACCAAGACCGCCTCGGCCTCGGCAATCTTTAGCGTCAGGCTCGCCACCATTGCCACATCGCCCGCGCTTTCGGCGCTTGCAAGCTGCCCGCGCAAAGTGACGATGCGGTTTTCCTGCAACCTTATGTGGTCAGATAAATCGCTCATTTAAAATTCCTCATGCAAAGAACAAATCGCCAATAACATCGCCAGCCGCCACCGCCGTAGCGTCAGCATCAGCGGAGCCGGTCACGATGGTCAGGCCGATGCCCGTGGTGAAGGCAATGCCGCCTTCAAGCGAAAACGTCACCGTATCATTGGGCGGCAGCGCGATAGTGCGAACCACGCCCGTCCCGGCAGTTGGCGTAGTCGTTTGATTGTGCAGTTTCACATACCGATATGCCGCGTTCGTGTTGGCTAAGCACCAGCCAAGCACACGGCCCGCGCCAGCCTTGACTACCGTGGCATTGGTGGACGCCGCCGATACGATATGGGCACCAGACGCGGCGCCTGTGGCATTGGCGCGGTATTGCTGGCCCACGTCACCGATGGCCGCCGTGCCTGCCACAAGCGCTGGCTGCGTAAAAGATACAACCGCCGTGCCTGTGATTGCCACCGGAAGCGGGGCCGCGTTACCCATAGGCCTTATGCCAGCGATATAAGTCGGGACGTTGGCGTTGTCCTCAATGCTCAGGAAGCCAATCGTCCAAGTCGTGCCAGATGCTGGCGCAGTGGTGCCATTCTGCGACCAGACATAGAGATACAATTCTACGTCATCATCGGGAATGTTTTCGATCCGGCTGGCGCGTGTGGTGACGGTTGGCGTAACGACGGAGGCAACCAGCGCGTCAGCCCAATAGATATTGCGCCCATCAGCGGCCACTTGCATCACATGACCGGGCGACGCCGTTGTGTTGATCGTGGCTACCGTGTCGCTGCTATTCCACCCACGCCGTTGCGCGTCTATGTTTGCGGCAGTCGCTGACGTGCCGGTGTAAAGTGTACGAACCCAATTCCAACCAAACAGGTCCACCGTGCAGGAACCGGAAGCAGGCCAGCCCGCGACGGTGAAGTTGATCGTATCCACGCTTGGGATCGAAGCGATAGCATAGCGCCCTGGGACGCCCGCCGCGCCGTTAATGGCGCCGACAAACATGGACTGCCCGACATTTTCAGCCGTGAAGCCGTGCGCGACTTTGGTAACAGTGATGGACGTGGCGCTGTTGATCGTGCAGGCCAAGCCCTCGCCAACAATATCCGCCAGCATCGCATGGAAATTGTTGTTGGCGATGCGTTGCGAAAGGATTGTCTTGTGGCGCTGAATGAAGGCACCGCGAAAGCTCGCTATCGACCGCGCCAAAAACTCGCTGTTTGCCGTGGTGCCAGCCGCAACCACAAGGTTACTGGATGATTGCGAAACCGTAATGCCTGTCCCAAGGCGCCGCTGCGTCAATTCCGATGCCAGCAAACCGGACCCGGAAGCAGAAAATTCCACGCTCCAAATATCCGCAGGCGCCTGCCGCACCACCGCGCCACGGTCGCCATAAAGCGGATGCGTTGTTATCACGTCGGGCTGGTTGGCCGCAGTTGCTGCGCCCGAAGGCAACGGCAGGGAAGCCGCCGAAACCGGCACCGCGACCGCCCGCAATTCGGCATCCGTCAACGGGCCAGATACCGGCACCGCACTTGCGCGAAGCTCCGCATTAGTCAATGCGCCGGTTACCGCAATGCCACCGGGCGCCGTTACTGGCATCGGATTGGCCGCGCTTACATCAACCGCAACGCCATCACCGCCGACGCCAAGCTTTACCCGCTGATGAAGAACGCCGCCGATCTCATCAGCCGCAATGGTGGCGCCAGTGCCGGGCGTATAGCCTACATTGTCCACCATTAGTCCTCAATCCTTTCGCCAACATAGGAACCGTCAGCCGCCTTCCGCACCACCACCTTAGCCTTGCGGGATTTCTCGGATTGCGCGTGATTGGCGTCCAGCTTATCCACCATCTGGCCTTGGCTTTGCGCCAAGCTTTCGATGGCCGCGCCAGCATCAGCAAGCGCCATACTCATAGCCTCAATGGCCGGCGCCATGATCCTTTGAATGCCGCCGTTCTGATCAACCACAATCAATGGCGGGTTGCTGTTGATTTCGCGTTGCGGCGCTTCCACCACGGCGCGGGCTTTCTCCCGCTCCATCTCCACCTCGGCCAGCGCCTTAATGCGCGCCACATCGGCATTCAATCGGGCGGTTTCAGCCTGAAGCCTGGCCTTTTCCACATCGGCGTCAATTTTGGCAACCTCGCCGGCCTGCTTTGCCTGGATCATCTCAGGCGAGAACTCCGCCGCGATCTTCTGCGCCTCCGCCTTAATCTTCTCGGCCTCGGCTAATGCTTTCTGCGCTTGCGTGATCAGATATTGTTGTTCCGCCGTCGGGGGCGGCGGCTGTTGCGCGGCTTCCGCCATCGCTTTTGCCTCTTGTTCCGTTGGTTTCAGCACGCCTGCCTGCACAAGATTCTTGCGGAAATACTCCCGCACGTCATCAATACCCTCGCCTTCCATGTTCATCATGGCCATGGATTGCAGAACCTTTTGGGTTTCCGGATCTGGCGTAATGGCCATCATGCCAGTCAAGGCCCGCACGGTAGCCGCGCGCTTGCTAGAGCTAGACGGGCCAACCGTCACCGCAACGTCAAACTCAGCGTCGGATAGGTCATTCTCATGTTCAACCTCGCCGTCATCGCTCATGATCGGGCGCATAAGCTCGACAGTGGAAAGCTTGCCTTGCGCTCCGATGCCTTTCATCTTGCGGCCTGGCTCGACAAACACATCCTTGGCCATCGAAAGCCAAATTTCACCGCACCGCTTTACGGCCTTACCCATGTTGGAAAGGTAAATGTAAGCTTGCATATCCAGGCGTTGCTGGATCATCTCCACCGCTTTGCCGGAAATGTTCGATACCATCTTATCGGCTTGCTGCGCCGATCCAAGGATTTCCTGCATATCCTGCTCGGTCACGGCCAACATGCCAGCCAAGGCAGGCGGGATTGCCGGCGGCTTGGTATAGGCCATTGGCCCGGCGGGTTGCTGGTTTCCGCTGGCGTCTGTGATCGGGTTTAAAAGCAAGTAGGGATAATTCTTCAGGTTATCTTGCGACCACATTTCTTGATGGCCAAGCACTTGTTCCGGCGTCAGGATCGGCTTTTCAACACTGGAAAGCGCCGCAATCTCGCCCAGCTTGGAAAGCTGCATATTCTTTAGGCGTTGCGAATCCTTTGCCAACCGCACATGACCCATGCACCGTTCGACGTTATCCACAAACCATCGCTTGCCATAAACCGGAACAATCGGGATATTCCTCCCGGAAATGTAACCGGCATCTTCAAGCACTTTGGCGCCGCTCAGGATGTATTTCCGCACCTTCCGGCGCTTGACGCGCTTACGGCGCATTTCCCGCGCGCCGGTCGCAGCCAGGCGGTCCTCAAGCTCTTCGTCTTCGTCAAACTCGGCTTGGGAATGCTTTTCCTCTTCGCCGTCAAGCGTCCGGAATATCCGGATGGTTTCGGAAACCTCCTCCACCTTGTAATATTCGGCCACATAGACAACTTCGGGCGTTGCCCAGTCAAACTCTAGCTGTTGGATTTCCTTCGGCCAGCTTGCCGGGCTGTCATTCCATTCGCGCTCATAGGCCTGGGGCGTCATGGAAGTCAGCACAAAGCAGCACTTGGCGTCCGCCTTGTCCTGGCGCTTGGCGTCCAGGTCGAACCATACGGAACTGTCAGCATCGAAGATCGGCTCGATCCGGATGCGCTGCTTATCGTCGTCCTCATCTTCCTCGTTTACGTATTCCGTCCGCAAGCGCCAAGCGCCAAACCCGCCGCCAACCGCCTCTTCAAAGGCGTTGTCATAGGCTTCCTCTGCCACGCTGTCCTGTTCATCGGCGCGATATAGGTCGTTGCAGGTCTCGGCTAGGGGGTCATCTTCCTGGCCATCCTTGGACACAAAGGATACCGAGATACGGTTATTGCGGAACTCGTTGAAGATGCGAATGACGGAAAGGTG